CAGGTTACGGTTTCTTTGCTCAACCGCTGTCATTTTTTGCCGCTCTCCTTCATTAAACAGTTGTCCTCTACCAATATCGCCTTGTTGTTGAGTTTGAAAGCGATTCAATGCTTCAGTATTGTTGTAATGAGAAGCGGTCACATTTAAGTTTGTATACTTGTACAAGTTATCAGCTGCACGTTCACCCGCCGCTTGAGCAGCTTGGTAGTTGCCTTTCTTAGCCGCAATCTTTTGTTGCTCAAGGTTGTCACGATAATCTTCTAACTTATCTTTAGCGGCACGATTTGCGGCTTCACCACGGATCAAGTCAGCAATACCTTGACGGCCTTCATTACCCAAAGCGCCTGCAACGGTGCGTTCTTTACTGCCAGCAATACCAAAACCAAGGCTCATCAAATTCAAGGCGCGACCTATTGCCGAGTCTTTTTCTTGCGCGGCTTCACGTTTACCAAGTCGGCTTTCACGAGCTTCAAAACCGGGTTTGTCCATATCCTCGTATATTTTTTGCGTTTTAGTTACCGCGTCTTCTGCTGCTGTTTTTGTTTTTTTATCCATGTCCTTGGTAATTGCGCCAAGGTCAGTTAATACAGGAGCCGCACGTTCTGGCAAAACCGCAGCAGTTGGGGTGTATGTTTCAAAATTAGGCATTTTAAAACCGCTACCGGAAATTGCAGAAGCGACAGGAGGGGGTGCAAGAGGTGCGGCAGGAGGAGGAGCGACCTGTATGTTAGCCGCAGGTGTAGCCGTAGGTGCAACCGCAGGAGTTGGAACTGCTTGAGGTTTATATGCGCCGGGGGTAAATGGACGCCCTGCTGCCCCAGCCGCTCGACCGGCAGCTTCTTCGGCAGTGTTAGATTTAATGGTTTGCTCAAGACGTGCGCGTTGTTCAGGCGTCAACGGAAAACCGGTATTTCTTAGCGACATCTGGTTAGCCGCTTCAACCTGATCTACTAAAGTGCCGCCAGCATATCCGGGCACCTCACCACCACCTTCAAACGCAATAATGCCACCACCGGCATACTCTTGCGGTAAGTTAGATGGCAGGGCTTCAAGACCTTGGCTTTCTTGGGCGGCTTGCTGCATCACTTGTTGAGCAATCGGAGCGCCTTGTTGACCTTGTGGTTGTTGCATCCCAGCACTTGCCATGCTTTGCGCCATCTGAGTTTTGGCTTCAGTCAGCTTTTGGGTAAGTTCTTGAATCAATGGTATGCCAACGTACGGTTGGATTGAGCCGTTCTTAACGCCGTCAACAAGATTTTTCTGTATAGCTTGAATATCTTGTGGATTTGTGGCGCGTTTAGCCATAGCCGCCATTGAAGCGGCGCGGCGGGACATATTATCTTGTAGGCTATTGAGACTCATGAAACTTCCTTATGTTCTGCTGGGGTTCATGGCGTTATACAAACCCAGACCAGCTATGCCAGCCGTACCAAAACCTAGCGCTTGGTTAGCAAGTGTAGGCTGTGCTTGATACGTGGTTTGAGTTGTTCCGGGTAATGCATAACCACGCACCAACGCATTAAGCTGGTTGTATCTTTGCATTGGATTTTCTTGCGCTTGTGCAAAGTTTTGAATTGCTTGGTTGATGTACTGCTGTTGTTGTGACTGCTGTTGTCCGCCAATTTGATTCTGTAGACCCAAGATCCCCATCTGAGCATTAAGCTGTTGGTTACCCAAAGTACCAAGCGTACCTGCGGCCCGATCAGCTAGACCGTAACCAGCTTGTGCGCCAGACACGCCTTGCAGACCAACTTGAGCGCCTTGCATGCCTTGGGCAGTACCGGCCAATTGACGATCCACACCAGATAAGCCAACACCTGCGCCCTGCATAGCGGCTTGAGCACCTTGCATACCTTGAGCGGTACCAGCCAGTTGAGCATTGACACCTTGCAAGCCAACACCAGCACCCTGCATACCCGCTTGGGCTCCTTGAATGCCCGTGCCATACAGTTGATTGGCCGTAGTCAAACCTTGCAGACCAGCTTGCTGGCCTTGTAATGCGGTGCCAAGACCCGATAGACCCAACTGACCACCTTGCAAAGCAGTACCCAGTCCCTGTTGCGCTCCCTGAAGACCTTGCAGACCTAACTGGGCACGTTGGGTAATATTACCTTGTGCCTGTTGATAGGCTTGTTGTAATCCTTGAGCACGGACTGCATCCATTTGAGAGGCAAGCGCACGGTTAGCTTCAGCATTCTCAATAGCCTGACGAGAGCCACCATAAGCGCCCGCACGAGCAGCTTGGGATTTACGCATGTTTGTGGCAATGTCCGCTTGGCGTTGCAGGCCTTCTAGTTGAACATTCGTTACTGCCTCTTGATAAGGCGACATGTACGCTTGGTACGTGCTGGGGCTTGTGGCCATCTGACCGTAAAGATCGCCCATACCAGCCGCTTGACGAGCGTAGTTTTCTGCTTGACCGGAAACATTGCGGCCATACCCCTCTGCACGAAGTCCCATCTGGCCAATGTCAACGGCTTGTTGTCCATACTGCTGTGCTTGGGGGGATAGACCAACGGCTTGCGCACCATACCCTGCACCTTGTTGACCGTAACCCGCGCCCATGCCGCCATAGTACTGACCACCCTGCATGCCCAGTTGCTGTCCTAACAAACCAGATTGTTGGCCTTGCAAACCAGCTTGCGCACCCATATTCCCGTAATAGTCACCACCTTGCATGCCAATTTGTTGGCCTTGCTGACCAGACTGAAAGCCCGCATTTCCATACCCATAGGCTTGACCAGCAGAATCAAGCCCACCTTGAGCGGCTTGGTTAGCATAACCCGTTGCCTGATTAAACTGGCCGGGCATTTGCAAGTTGGCCGCATTAGCTTGTACTTGCTGTTGCAGAGGGCTAAAGCCCGCTACGTAATCTTGTACGTTAGCGCTGTAAGGTACAAACGGTTTGGCGCCTTGGAGAACATAATTGCCTTCCTCGTCTCGTGCGTAATCAAACAGCTCTTGTGAAGCGCCGCCAATAATGCCTTCAACTTGAGGACGCAACCACTCAGGAATGTTTGATTGATTAACCGTTGTTGTCGTGGGTTGGCTACCACCACCATCACCACCACCGCCGTAGATGCGACCACCGGGTTTTAAACGAGTTACGCTTTCGCCAAGCGGTTCCCCAAAGGCTTCAAGTTGTCTACGGGAATAATTCATACCAATACCTCTACTAAAGTGTTGCGCGTTTCAAAGTTATAGCGTTTCAAAAGACGTACCATAGCTTCCCGGCAATAGCCTTGAATTTTTGTTGCGCCATGCGTCTTTAACAGCGCCTTTAACTGCTCAAAAGTGTCTTGATTGGAAATAAGTTTCCCGCCGATTGTGGTAAAAAATGCAACTCGATGCAATGGATAATTTATCAACGACACCGTACCAGCGCCATGAACTATGTTCTTTTCATCTACAGCCACCAACAGCAGCCATTGCCCTGAGACAACAAACAATTGAATGTGCTCAATTGTGTAGCCAGCAGCCCAGTCAGGGAAATCGCCGCCCTTTTGCAGAGCTTCTTCAAGAAACGGCTTTACAAGCGGCCATGTTTGATGGACGTAATTAACATCAACAGGGCGCACAGTTAAATTCATTTGTTTTTCTTCAACAACGAAGCAATTCCGCCTTTGGCGCGGCGCATTACGTTGGGGGTGCCACGCATTTGAGAAGACCTGCCCACAATAGCTTGGCTGGGGCCGTAATTTGTTTGCGCGGGTTGTTGCATAGGCTGCTGCATGGGTTGTTGCATAGGTTGCTGATAGCTAAACGGTGATTGCATTTGTTGCTGAAACTGCGGTTGTTGATAACTAAACGGGGTTTGATACTGACTCATGTAGGGGTTAAATGGCGCTTGCCTTTGTTGATAACGCTCCGGCTTGAATTCCATGTCTGTAATTTCGCCCTGAGGCTGTTGGTAGCTAAACGGCGCTTGATATTGATTTGTGTAGGGGTTAAATTGAGCTTGCCGTTGTTGCATGGGCTGCTGGTAGCTAAACGGGCTTTGCATTTGAGGTATGTCAGCCAAACCCGTAGACCTTCCGGTACTTGGGTCAACATATTGTTGTGTTCTAAAGTTGCCGTCAGGATAACCATCGCCACCGCCATAACGACCGCCATAATTAGATTGCGGAGGAGTGTAAGGGTTAAATGGAGTTTGCATCCGTGGCATAGGCTGTTGTGCATAACCCCTACCAAAGTCCGCACCACTGTAACCAGTTTGATTTTGCAAAAACTGACTATACGGATTGCTCTGGTCTTGCCGCGCTTGATTAATAACACTGCTAAACGTGTGAAAAAAGTCTTGTGGGTTAAGAGCGCCAGAATTTAACGAATTCTCCCAATACTGCCGACCACCGGGATCAACTTGATTCATTTGATTGCCAGAACCATATCGCCCAACTCCAGCATAGGCACTGTCTACCAGACTACGAGCCGTCATTGGTGTGCCGTATTGACTTACGCCCAATGGGTTTGTGGTAGTGTAGTTGGTGTATTGAGGCTGAAATGCTGGTTGATAGAACTGTGAGTCCTGTCCAGATGGACGAGCACCGCGTGTCTGAGATAACGCTAGATCTCGAGCTATGTTTGCTTGTCTCTGTTCTGGAGTGAGAACAACACGAGGAGCGGGACCAGCGGCTTTTTTAGCAGCAGCCTTTTCAGCATCCTCTTGAGCCTTTCTAGTGGCTGCATCTGGCAGACCATAACGACTACCAAGATAACTATAAAACTCAGGCAAACCAGTTTTAGGATTTATAGTTCCAGCGCCACCCCTAGACTTTAAAAGCGCAGCCTCTTCAGGATTAATATGGGCAAGCATGGTGTCGCCATATCTGCCCTTGGACGCTAGCTTTTTAGGATCATTCATATTATTCTCCTTACGCGGCCATGTATTGGCGGGGATTAATCTCACGACCTTGAGCTTTGCTACCAGTACGTGCTTTACGCACTTTGGCCATCATGGCATACAGTTGTTTGGCGCCTGCATCGGTTGAGCCATTACCAAGGTGGGAAACCACATCAGCAGGAATAACAAACTCACCATCTGCCAGACGAGCAGGGCGCTTGCCAGCAATATTTGCAGGGATGCTGTCAGACATGCCGTCACCTGGACCTTTAAGCATGCGGCCACCACGTGCATAGTCTGAGTAGCTGCCCAAATCAGCAATACCACCAGCGGCCATGTTAGACATATACATTGGCTCTTCACCAACCATTTGGTCGTAACCACCATAACCCAAAGAAGTAATACCGCCATCAGCATAACTGGATGGGCGATACTTATCTGGGTTGTACTTGAAGCGACTCAGTGGTCCAGAGTACTCTTCTTCCTCTTCCTTTTTCTTCTTTCCGGCATTAGCACCGGCCAGCGCAGAACCTGCGGCAGTGAACTTATTTTCCATCAAAGAAGCCATTGGGTTGTCCGCAAACTTCTTTATGCCTCCCAGAAAAGAATCGTCAACTGGTGGGGCGGCAGGAGCAGCAGAGGAGGCAAAGGTGGCAGGTGCAGCAATAGGGGAGTTGATAGGTATATTAGCGATGCCGGCGCTACCAGAAGTAAATTGGCCTAATGAAGAGCCAGAAGGAATGCTAGGAATGCTAGCAATATTTGTAACACCGGGAACTTCTAAAAAATTAGTCCCTGCGCTATATGGCATTGGCGAGTTGAATAATGCTGCTTTATTAAATGCTGCTGGATTTAGATTTAATGTGGATGCGGTTAGTGGAGCAGTAGCCGTAGAAGCTAATGTAGGAGCCGCATTCATCGCAACCGTATTAGCTATGGCTGGAGCCGCATTCATTGCAGCTGCATTAGCTAAAGTTGGAGCCATACTGGTAGCAGCAGTTGTCGCCGCCAAAGGAGCGGTTGTCGTCAATGCGCTTAGAGCCGGACTTACGGCACCGCCAATACCGCCAGTTAACGTACCCATGAGAGCACCCTTTAGTGGATCACCGCCAGTCAACATAGCAGAACCACCGCCCATTACCGCGCCAAGCATCGCCGCTTCGCCAACTCCGCCCATTGCCATAGTGTTCTCCTTAATTACGTTGCATTTTAGTATTAAGGGGTCACTGTGCCAATAGCGCCAGACCCAGAAACACCAGTTAAATTTAAAGTTATTGTGCCCCCAACAGGCCCAACACTGCCTACCGCCCCCGAACCTTGGACTCCAAGCAGTCCAATAGGAACTTTAATACGCAGCACATTTGTGCCTGTTTGTAGCGTACCGCCCTGTGTATCCCTGTACACATCCCCGTCCCGTAGGCTGTCGTAATCCTCATCGGTGGGCAGTGTGCGTATATCCAGATTCAACGCCGCCAAGTTTAACTGCTGAACAGTATTAATGGTGTTAAAAAACAACCGAATCACGTTACTAAACGAATTCATGTACGCTTGGTCATATTCCTTGGGGGCTTGCGGAATATTCGGAGCCGAGCGGTTTTGTAACATTGACATTTATCTACGCCCGTCCGGTTTGATGTCAAGTCTAGGTGCGCCCAACTGCCATGTGGTACCAATTTGATCCGAGGAGATCTTAAAAATCATCTGGCGACCACGAGCGCGAGTGTAGATGATCCCCGTGTACTCTTCAGTAATAACGTAGTTGGAGCCTTTGGTTACGTTGGCCGCAGCCGTATTCCCAGTACCAGAACCCGAGCTTTGCATGGGGAACAGCGTCATGGTCACAGCAGGTGTAGGGCTGGAAGATGAACCTTCAAACGTCAAGTCAGGAACGATGCGCCATACATAACCAAAGTTATGACCATCTCCAATGTCAAATTCAGAAGAAGAAATATTGGCAGGCAGAGCGGTTTGCGTACCCAACACATAAGAATCCACTCCGTCTTCGTGCTGCACCAATTCGCTATCGTACGTGGCGGCAACGGGGCGGGGTAACAAGCCAGAGTCTAGCCAAGCCGAACGGCCCAAGTCGCCGAACGACCATACGTTTTCTACGTAGTTGTAGATTACATAGCGGTCGCTTGCGGTTGCGTCTGCCGAGCAGTAGAACCACCAGATTTCGTTGAAGCCTTCGTTTGTACCCGCATAGACTTGTTGAGCCTGTAAGACGTTGAAGTCGCTAAAAATATGACGGCGTAAGTCGCAGTTCAATGTCTGCACACGACCATCGTATTTATAGAACTTGTCAATGCCCATCCAGTACACCGCACCGGAGGCGATAACAGCGGCATTAGGGCCAACGATAGACACGTTGTCAGCAATCAGTTGAGCTGTCCAAACAAAAGGTGGTCCTACGTATTGATATGAATAGATTGAAGAGTCTGTGAATACCACAATCTCTTGGCGGGACTGAACGGCTGTAATGATGGCCGAACCGTGAGAGAGTTGCAAACTACCTGCTTGGTTGGTAGCTTGAGGCGACCATGTAAACGGGTCTTCTTGATCTGACCAGCGGATCAGCATAGGGTTTATGGTAGTACTACCATAGTCATTTGTACCAAAGACAATCACAAAACGGCTGGCGTCCGAAACAATAAGAAAGTTTTGGAATAGGGGCGTATCGTCATCTCCCGCATCCGCCAAATCAATACCGCGTTGGGATATACGTTGAGTGCCTGATTGACCACCCGATGTTGTGATTGGTGTACCCTGAATAGTGGTGGAGACATTGAATGTGCCACCCGTAGAATTCACAACAAAGTAGACCTGCCCCACGACCAAACCAGTGGGCAAAAGACCTGTAGTTGTAAGCGAGATTGTTGTGCCATCAGGAAACGAAAACCCAGCAGGTAGCGTAATAACACCTGGGGCTGCGATAGAGATGGTGATCTGGATGGGGGAGAAACCTACGTTGGCATTCCAATAGTAAATGCCTTGGCCACGCGCCCCGTAGATTAAGTCTTCGCCAAAGTTTTGCTGGTTCCACAACTGCAAGGAAGTAGAAGTACTAGAACCTACGCCCCACGCACCGCCGCTCCAAGTACCACCGCCCCAGCCAATTAAAGGAATCTGGTAAGACGGCCCGGTATTATTCTCGTATTGCGTTACAACAGAACCGCCACCAGGGGAGCCAGAAGCGTCTGCGCCATTTGCAGTGGCTGACACCGTGATGGTGTAAGTATTGTCGGTAACATAGGTAATCTGAAATGTGTTTGCAAGCACAGCCGCAGTGATGTTGCCGCCAAGTCCTACGATACCCGCTCCGCTATAAATAACAAAGTCACCCCCAACGCAGCCGTGATTGGCATCAGTAACTGAAATAACAGCCGAACCATTGGTAGCCGTGAATGGGTTGGTAAGCGTGATTGTTTTGCGTATCGGGGTGATGTCGTAATAAGCGCCGCCGCTCATGATGTAGAACTTGAGGTTTGTTCCAACACCAACTAAGTTTAATGACGCAAGAGTAATCCAGTTCCCAAGAGAACGGCAGATGCCAAGGAATACGCCACCAGCAAACGTAGTCCAACCACCAATCTTCTCAGGGTTACCTTGACGAAAACGAACCTTGTCGCAGTCATACCAACCACCCTCGGTGGTGTATCGTGTGTTTTCTTTGTTGACACCCGGTTTAAATAGGTACTTGGCAAGTGGCATAGTTAACCAACGTTACGTTCAAAGTGAGGGCAATCCACCAAAGACTTGAAGTTGCCGCCCCAACGGTTCTTGTGATACAGGGACTCCCAATACGCACCTAGTGGCGCGAGAATGCCTTTATCCCAAATGATTTTGCCGTCACGGAAGAAGTTCAAATCTATGGCGCAGCGCTTCAGATGGATGGAATTCATAGTCTTGGAACGCCCCGTCTTAAAATAAATGGCTTGCTGTTCGGGCGTACGAGCAAGTTCCCCGCCGGTCACCACAAACCCTTGGTCTGTAGCGTACTGGATTAGCTTGCACATGTCCAGCAAAAACGCAGCTTGTTCGGTGCTTAAACTCATTTTTTGCCTTTCATATCAGCTAGTTTCTCAATGGTTCTGCCGCCAAAGTATGCGCCCATTATCAGCATACCCCAGTTACCCAGCAAGGTGACATAGGACTCATTGGCGTTGTACCCATAGGCAGACATCATGGCAAACAAGAAATAGCCCAGAAAAATGGCAATCAGGCTCATAGGGCGAATGTTCTTGGACAGCCAGGAGTCGCTGTTCATATCAGACTTCCAACGGTCTGTAACGTTGTTATCCTCGTTCTGTGCGGCCTTGGCAAACATTTCCAGTTCAGCTAACTCCAGCTTGGCCTTCTCAATACCTAGCTCAAGTAAGCGTTCTTCATGCTCAAACTGCAACTGGCGCAGGTTGCTGACATCTTCTGCGGTTGGGTTGTCGGGGATCTTCACGCCCAAAGTTTTCTCAACCACTTCCTTGCCCTTGGCTTGGATAGCAGACGACAGCAAGGTAAGCCCGTTTTGGGCTAGGCTACCTAGGAGGGATGCGACTATTGGAATCATCTCGTTTTTCCTCAAATTAAACTTAATCTACCGCCAACACGATAATCTTTAGGCATTTCAATTTTGCCACCTTTAGCAAGTTTCAATGGGTTTAACATATTTATTTCATCCCCCGCACCGGGGCGACGGCCCCCTAAACCTGTGCTAGAACCCGCCCCCCTAATTGGCTTTTGGCCCAAACCGCCTTCCAGAACTTCAGTGATTGCAGTACCAAAATGGATTCCTTTACCTGTGTCACCTACAGGGCTTTCGCTCCTGTAAATCTCAACTGGATGTAAACCTACGCTTGGCTTTGTTGTAAATGGCACTTTTGCAACCACAGAACCCGCCTTTTTTGGACCGTAGTCTTCTAGCAATTTAATTTGGGCGTTACCTGTTGGTTTGCCATCTGCGCCTATTTCTGGAAGTAGCTGCGTTGCTACATCTGCGTTCTGAAGCCAGCCAGCCAAAGCCGCCGTAGAAGGTTTGTCCACATACACAGTCTTGCCAGACTTTGGCTGTATGCCTGTTGTTTTGTCTCTGTGTTTTTCGCTACTTCTGTTTCTTATGGTTTGACTGCCGGGCAAGTGGGCATAGGTAGATCCACGCTCAGTGCGATACATATACTCCACATCTGGTATATCTTTAAACGCCTCGTAGTCCATTATTTTTCTTCCTTGCGTTTCTGTTGTTCAATGTCTCTGCGTAACTTTTCCATCTTCTCAATCTGTATCTTGGCTTGATGCTTGGCCTCAAGGACATCCAAGTACAACATCCCAAGAAGCGGGAGCAGCATTACTACAAGCAAACAAGCGGCAATCCAGCCCACAACTATCTCCCAATCCTGTGCAAGAGGCCGAGGAGCAACCACATATATAGGAGGAATAGGATAGTCGCCAGCAGATACGCCTGCCTTTCTTTTAGGAGCCGCTCCTCCTCTTTGCGTTGCCATGACTCATCATCCCGCTTCTTCCTTGCCCTGTCCTGCTCTATCTTGATGACATCCCGCATATCAAACACCTTGGAATACAAAGCTCCCATCTCTTTCGGAGCGCCGTATACCATTGCCTCTCTTATCTCCGTCTCCAACAGCGCCATTTGGTCTTGAGCCATTACCCGCTTCAGGGCGGCTTCCATTAGGTTAGCGTCAGGGTCGTAGACAGTTTTGCTCTTCTCTTCCTCTTCCCTTATGTGTTCAGCAAGCTGTTCTTGCAACTTGAAAAACTGAGAAAGCTGAGTAACGATGTCAGCCATGACTTGGGTTTCGTTGACGGCAACGTAGGCTTCTTTCTTTTTCGCCACAGGCTTGGGGCTTGAGGCGGGCGGTGTCCCAAAGAGCTTTGCCCAGAATCCTCTGACTGCTTTGACATCTGAAGTAACTTCATCAACAGTCTTTTTGATCTCCATGAAAGACGTTTTAGCGTCTTTATAGAGTTTGCACCCCTGCTTGATGGCGGCAACGCAAGCGTTAGCTGCAAAAAGGATGCTGAGGGGGTCCACATCTCAATAAGTCCAACGAGCTTTAAGCTGTGGTGGCTCAACCATTTTGGCAATCTCTTCTGCGTAATACTGCATACCAAACTTGCCATCAACCCGCACATCGTGATTTTCTGGGGGTACAAATAGTTTGTTGGTGTCCTCAAACCGACCCGCTTTGATGCGATCCACCCACACAATAAAGTGGGCGCCAAAGGCTTCCCGTGTTTCAGGTGTAGGGCAAACAAAGTCAGCGATCACATGAGCGCCGTATCTGGAAGCAATGTCGCACATCACACCCATACGCCTTGCGTGTTCTAGCCTATCAGCCACGCTAAAACCCAGATCCTTATTGATCTCCTTACGCACTTCGTCGGCATTGAAGTGGACGCAGGAAAGCTCCCTTGCCAAGGCTGTAGCAAGAGTGGTTTTACCTGCGCCGGGCAAGCCCATGATTAGAATTTTCATTTGACTTTATACAGTTGTTTAACCGCAAAGTCTGGTGCTGGTTTGCGCCAAAAGTCTTTACCAGCGTACTTTTCCCACACTGACTTAGGTAGGATGGATGGGCGCTCTTGCCAAGTGACTTCCTTGCGTACTGTGTGTAGACTCTTCATGTTCAAGGCTTTGTCATACGTCTCGTTCTCGTACTCAACATTCTTGAAATCGTGGTCAAAGTAGGGCTTGTTGATAAAGCCATACAACTCCCGCATGACGCTCTCAGGTTGCTTGCAAAGCATCTCGTACTCCACCAACATAATCATGTCAGGGTTTAACAACAAGCCTTCTTCTAAAAAGTAGTAGGGCTTGACTACCTGACCCTCTTTCTTTACATCCATCAGGGCATCGCACCTTGTGGTGACTGTCTGCCTAGCTTCATCATCTGTGAGGGTTGCGCCGTACAGAGAGTTTTTGGCTGAAATGCGCTCAAAGCTGTCCAATATCCAAGGCAAGTCACGCACACAGCAAATGATCTTAGTTTGCGGATACAGGTCTTTGAGGAGTGATGTCTTGGCAGTCCAGCCCCTGCTGGTGTCAAACACTGTGTTTGGCGTGACTGCTTTGTAGTAAGCCTCAAATACGTCTTTTAGTATCTGCTTACGTCTGTCTTCATCTACTAGGTGGTTGCTCTCACTGCCAGTAATGACATTGATGGTTGATGTAACCAAGCCTTGTACGGGTGAGGAGATGTCTGCGTAAAACTCTGGGTTCTGACGCAAGATAGCCGAGAGCAAGGTAGAGCCTGACCTTGGTAACCCACTGATGAAGAAAAACTCTTTCATACTGCTGGAGTCTGTGGAATCCAATTGACCGTAGCTTCGTCCCATTGGTAGCGTACATTGCCACCATTCATTACTGCATCAGCGGGTCTTGCTACAGGTGCAGCCCAAGTCATTGTGTCAAGGTAGCCAATCCAAGATGGGTAAGGTCTACGGGCTTCATGTTCTGCAACTTTAGCGGCATTAAATTCTGCTTCAGTCAAGACTTGTAGAACACCAGCAATAGTAGTGTCAGCATCGTCATCACAAGTGCCGTAATATCTTGGCGCTCTCAAATATGTGCCTGTTGCGTCTGTGGGTACAGGCCATGTAGAACTGTCGTGCCATATGTGCGTATAGCCCTTGACAGCAGGCATTGATGGGCCTGTGCGTTGTGGCTCTGATGTGCAGACTATTTTGGTTACTGCGTCTACTTCTGTTATGCAAATGTACATTGTGATGCTCCTTGAAAATTAAACTGCAACTCTGCGGACTGCGCGGACAAAATAATAATAAGTTTTATTTCTTACTCTTTGAAAACCGTCATAAAAACGCTGATGATAAACAAAACGTATATCTGAAGAATCACTTGTACTACTCCAATAAAATCCCGCACCACCTGAATTAAAAGTTTGCGCCCCTGTGCTTTGAAAATCTGCGGCAGATGTTCGCGCAGGATCGCCAGAAGTGTAATTACTCGCCCTTGCGGGCACAGCGTTTGCGTTTATTCCTGAACTTGTATTATTTGCGCGTGTTGTTGGCTTTAAATTGTAGTAACACACTTCAAGCTCGTTTTTGGCTGGCATGTACCAATCAGTAAAACCTCCAATTGTTAGCCCCTCGCAAAACTGTGCAGCGGGGAAAGTAGCACTGTTCATGAGTGCGCTATTGGCTGGGCCATTAATAACAGAATATGTTCCTGCTGTGACTGTGGCAGTAGTTTTTGATTGCACACTTGCGTTTTGCGCTGATGCTACCGGCCCAATAACTAAGTTGTAGTCAGCGATGCTATTTCCTGCTGTTGAGATTTGACCCGCAAAGAACCCGCCTCCAAAGGCTTCACCAATTGCAGGAAGTGTAGTTATTGAATTACTTGCCGCACTTGCCGCACTTGTACCAACAGCATTGGTTGCTGTAACAGTGAACGTATAACTTGTACTCCCAGTTAACCCTGTAACAGATATAGTGCCGGAACCTGCTTGACTTAATGTGCCTGTGCCGCCAGAAGGAGATGATGTGGCCGTATAAGATGTAATAGCAGTGCCGCCGTTACTTGCTGGGGCTGTGAATGCCACCGTTGCTGTAGTTGAGCCTGTTGTGGTTGCAGTGCCAATTGTTGGCGCACCGGGGACAGTAAATGAAGGCCACAGCCCCTGCTTCTTTAAATTCATTGCTTGGTCAAGCGTCCACACGCCTTTAGCCACCAAAGCTGTTGGCGCTACTGGGGATTTGGTGATGAAACCGCCGGGATATTTTTGACTCATGGCTGTTCCTTAAACTGCGACTCTACGGACTGCACGGACACGCCTTGAAACTGTCTTAAAGTTAGCGTCTTGATCTCCGTTGTTATAAATAGCTTGGCCTCTACCGTATGCATTAGCCAATTGAGTACTACACCAATATTGGCTACTAGCAGTTGTTGCAAAGGCTTCTGAACCACCAGATTGAAAAATTACGGCTGTTGTTTGGGCAGGATTTCCAGCAGTGTAATTACTTGGTCTAGAGGGAACGGCATTAAGGTTTGTGCCTGAACCTGTAGTATTTGCATCTGTTGTTGGTTTAAGGTTGTAATAGCAAATTTCCAACTCATTCATAGCTGGCATATACCAGTCAGAAAAACCACCAATAGTCAAACCTTCACAGAACTGTGCGCATGGATATGTAGCACTGTTCATTGTTGCGCTGTTGGCGGGGCCATCTATTACTGAAGTAGGGTCAGGGCCAGTATTTGAAGTCTTCCACTGTAAATTGCTTTGTGCTGAAGCCACAGGGCCAACCACTAGGTTGTAGTCAGCAATCCCGTTTCCTGCGGTAGAGATTTGACCCGCAAAGAAACCGCCACCAAAGGCTGAACCAACAACAGGAACAACAGCAGGCCAAATATTTTGACCCTTAGCTTGCATCTGCTGAGTAACTGTCCACATTCCAGAAAAATTAGGCATATGTTTCCTTAGACTGCGACACGGCGGATGGCTCGGACATAGGTAGAATAGTTTTTAGTGGTGTTGCTCTGAAAGCCGTAACCAAAGCTCTGTAGCCATGCGGCCGTTGCAGAACCCTCAGTGCTAGACCAATAAAAGAACGCTGCAAAGTCTTCTGCGCCTGTAGACCTAAAATCTGTAGCTGACGTTTGCGCTGGTGTTCCAGTAGTGTAGTTACTGGCTCTTGCAGGTACTGCATTTGCATTTATGCCAGATAATGTGTAATTTACTGTTGTAGTGGGTTTTAAGTTGTAGTAGCAGACTTCTAACTCGTTTTTTGCTGGCATATACCAATCACTGAAACCACCAATAACTAAATCATTGCAAAAGTGTCCTGCTGGGTAAACCGTTGAATTACCATCAGCAACAATATCTACTGTATTTTGAGGCCCGTCTATATCACTATCAGCACCAGCAGTAGCTGTGTTTGCATTTTTATATACCTTACTAGAACTTTGTGCAGACGCTACTGGGCCAACCACAAGATTATGCGTAGCTACACCAGAAACACCTATCTGCCCCGCAAAGAAGCCACCGCCAAAAGCATCACCAACAGCTATAGGACTTGCGCTATTACTTGCTGCACTCAAAGGGCTTGGGCCATAGGCGTTTGTAGCAAAGACTTTGAATGTGTACGCAGTAGACGCTAACCCTGTCACTGATATTGGGGAACTTGCCCCAGATGCACTTGTTGTAGAACTGTCTGAGGTCTTGATTGCCTGAACTGTAAACCCCGTAATAGCCCCACCACCCACATTAGCGGGTGCGGTGAAAGTCACAGAAGCTGAGTTAATTCCAGCCGTAGCCGTACCAATCGTAGGTGCGTCAGGAACCAGCAACGGGTTGTACCCCGGCAAAATAATACCAGCTTGATAGCGCATCGACATAAGAAATCCTTATGTAATTTCTTCAAAGCTGATTGTCGCAACCAAGTCACTTGCCGTGCCAGCAGTCGCGCCAATAGACTGGTTCTCCAGCAAATAGAACGAGGTGGTCTTGTCGGTCACGATCAGTGAAGCGTCTGCTGGAACAGAGATAGTCGAGGCAATAGGTAATGGTGATCCACCTAGCGCAGCAGCAGAAAAGATGCTTACTGTGATGTCAGCCGCCGATGTTCCATCTACGTTGGCAATCAAAATTGAATTGATCTTGAAGACCTTGCCACTTGATGCAGCGTTAGACGCTAGTTGAGTGGCGCTTGTGCCTACAGCAATAGAAAGCGAGTTGCCAATGATGCTTGTGACGTTGACTATGTTTGGGTTTGCCATGAGAACTCCTTCAGATAGAGAATATTAAATCAAAAGCGATAGATTTACCAGCAGTAATACCTGAACTGGCAGCGGCGGCAATTGTTTGGTTAGGCCATGTACCTGTGATGGTAACGTTTGATCCTTGAACCAAACTTGGAGTGGCTGTACCCGAACCGCCATTTACTACTGGAAGAACTCCAGATACGTCCGTGGTCAACACCACCGGGTTACTGACAATCTTTACAAAGTCAGAACCGTTCCACGCTACCAATGCACGGGCGCCAGAGGGGATAGTGACACCAGCCGTTGGGCCAGAGCCGCGAACAACAATAGACCCAGTACCTGCGTTAATTACAACATAAGCTTTGCTCTGGGCAGGAGCTGTAATATTGCGTGTTGTAGCACCGTTACTAGCTGTCCACAAAATGACTGCATTACGCGCCTGATTGTCCGCGCCGTTAGTTGTCGTGAGCGTTACATCCGCATTGGCTGAAAGCGTGACCGTACCGGCTACCGCATCATCGAGCAAGTCGGTAATTGCAGTGTTGACCGTTGCGCCCCAAGTACCTTGCAAGTCACCTGTGGTCGGAAGAGCCAAGCCAAGGAGAGGGGTAAAGTTTGTTACTGCCATTTTTTATCCTTATAGTCCATTCAGGATGCTGATTGCCTGTACGTAGGCTTTACTGGCAGCGGTAGAAGTCTGGTATGTAGGGGCTACACCTGTACCATTAGAAGTTAGCAATTGACCTGACGTTCCCACATTAGTAGAAGCCACGGCAAATCCTGCTGGGTAGGTAACAAACACGTCTTTTGTGCCAGCAGAAAAGTTTAACTCTGATGGCTGTGTGGCTGAACTATTGGACAAAACAGTTGTACGCGCCAGCGTCGTACCAGATGTTGAATACGTGCCAATACCCACTTCCCATTCATTTCCTGTTTGGCTTGCAATCGTATAGAAGGTTGTGTTTCCGTTACCAACTACAGCAAACGATTGAAAACCTGTAGCCGCGCCCGCAAGCGTGATGGTCCCCGTACCAGCCGTGGTAGTGGTTTCTTTTACGCGATCTGCTAATACAAGTGCCATGGTATTTCCTTACACCGTCATTGCAACATTTTGCCAGTTTGGCGTCCCGTTGTCATCTATTGTTGTCCAATAAAAATAATCCGCTGTGCCAACCTGACCTCTAGCTTGTACCCCGGTTATTGCAACCGTTCGACTTGACCCCACTGACCCCACACTGCCATTAGCCACCACACCATCTTCAGTTGGGTTGTTGGTCTCAGTGACATTACCCACATCGCCAGCGGCTTGAACACCAGTCAGGACAACAAAAAATTCTACCGATGAAATAGTTCCAACCGCGCCCGCAGCCTGTGCACCCTGAATACCAGCTTCAATCCCAAGCACCCCAATTGAACCCGGCTGACCAGCGGCCTGCGCACCATTAAGCCCAACCTCACTGCTTTCTGTAACATTTCCAACCGCGCCAGAAGCCTCAACTCCTGTAATCGCTACCGCTACAACTGGTGCATATACAACTGTTCCTACCGCGCCAGATGCCTGAACGCCGGTAAGGGCAACAACTACCGTAACCCCCGCAAGCGAGGCAAACGGTGCTTCAGCGAATGCGGAGATTCCAAACATGGCTACTCTAGCGGGTTACCCCGCCAGTCCTATTAGGTTGTAGCCAAGCGAATCAAAGCAGTCGAAGTTGTATTCGCTGGCATCGTCAACGTGAACGTACCAGCCGTGATTGTTTGCGATCCAAAGGTGTGAACGCTAATTGCCTTGTTTGATTGCGTAAAATTGTAAATCAGCACTGCGTCAAACGCTGTAGCTAAAGTCACTGTGGTGTATGTAATTGAAGCTGACGGAGTAAAAAACGCCACGCCCGCAGTTGCTGAAGCGTTAGTCGAAGTTGGAGCCGTAGCATTTGTTACCACCACGCCACCAGCGGTATAGCCAGTACCCGACACTTCATTAGAAGCGCTGTATGCTGTAGTGCTTGCGTTTACCGTAGCAGTTGTTAGATACAAAGCCGCTTTAAGCGTATCTGTAGTTGGTGCAGTCAAACTGGTTCGCGAAACAAGCGTTGCGGTGCCAAGCTGATGCTCACCCACCATAAGCTGTTGCATAAACGAGGTGCACATTGATTGTGTATTTGCCATTTGAGGCTCCTTTTAAAAATTAACCAAAAGATGCGGCTTCGATTTTCAGCCCCACAGATTTTTTCAATTGAACATGTGCTGAGCGGTGCACAAGTTCACCATCCAACCAATACTCGACCCAAGTGGTGTACTCGTTGTCATTATCAACGAAACCCTCTTTTTTCTCAAGCAGGGCCTCGTCCATTTCACCTTTTGTTGTGTTTACAAGTGCCATGTTTTCTCCTAGACAAGTCGAATAAGTGCGGATGTGCTAGTGTCAGCAGGCATCGTTACAGTGAAAGTGCTGGTTGATATTTTATCGTTACCAAAGTCCAAAACACAAACAGCGCCGTTTGCCCCAGCTTTATAGATCAAAGCCCCACGAGCAGTGATTGCGCCCGTCCAAGCTGCGCTTGCAAAATTGACGTAGATGGTGCTGCCGGTTGTGCTAAGAGCCGTGCTGACCGTGGCTGCTACTACCAACCCACCAGCCGCATAGTTGCCGCCAGAAGCCTCGCCGTCAGTGGTGTACGCCGTTGTCAGTTGGTTCAATGTAGCCAAGTTTGTGTACAGCGCCAAACGAAACGTATCCGTTGCAAAGTTCAGCGTCCCGTTGATCAGCCCAGTGCGCAACGTATTGCAGGAGAAGTTTCCCGTAAATGCCATCAGGTCACCGCCTGTCTATACTGACCAGAACGATACGCATCCTGACGCTCCATACCATCGCCAAGACGTTTAGCTTGTGAAAGAGCTTCTTTGTACTTGCCATCGTAAACAGCAAGTAAGTCTGTCTCACCCTTCATGTAAGTGTACGCCTCAACCAGTGCGCCATATAAGAGCACCGTATCAAAGTTATCGCCCAGCCATGAAGTGCCATTTGCGTTATCCACTGTAGCTACAGAAACAGAAAACCCAGTCCCTGTGCCACCAATATTGGTTGCTGATGCGGATAACACGTCACCAACTTTATACAAGCTCCCGCCGTTACGAAGAGCAACCGCTGTCACAGCGCCATTACTTACAGTGATATCTGCATAAGCCGCAGAGCCACTACCGCCAGTCAACTGCACGTTGTAATATAGACCACTGGTGTAGCCGGAACCACCTGTAGGCGCCCCCAAAGATGCAATTACCGCTTGCACAATAGACACGGGATAGTAGTAAAAATGCAGTTCTACCGTGTACACCGCATCGGGTGTTGGGCCAAGCAAAAACGTCAACTCATTTGTAATTGCGTTACCAACAATGGCTGGGCCAAACAATGCGTAGTATTTGGGAGCGCCCACATCTGTAGTGGGATTTGGGTATGCCGCACGAATGTAGTTCACGTCTTTGTTCAGCAAATACTCGTAGCTACCAGACGCATCAATTACCGCCAAAGAATATGTAGCAAGATAGTCGTTTGGAGCCTGAAGATATTTATTACCGGACTGAACGTTGCCCGTCATATTTTTACGCAAGAACGGAAACTGCACCGTGTTGTAGACACGCTGTTCTGCTTGCTGAATAAAACGGTTAATCTGTTCAATAGCTGTTTCTGTCGATCCGTTGGAAACGGTGAACTCCGGAAAAGTATTTTCCGTGTACGACTGAATATTGTTGAACAGTTGCGAGTAATCCATATCAAGCCATTGGGCCTCTTGCCATAACACCCTTGGTAGCCGCGCCAGTACCACGAATCTTGATACCTGTTGTCTTTGGTTCTTTGTATGGATCACGACTGATGTTGCCAACAGACATGTTCACATCATTAGCAGTCAAGCGGTTACCGCCGTCATAGCCATTGTTCTTGATGTCTACACCAGACTTACCATCCATAGTGTGGGGCGGCGCGTAGACTTTGGCATCGCCAACTTCTTTGCCCATTACCTTTTTGCTGAATTTAGCCATTATTTGCCCCTTGCGTTGCCGCGTTGGTTCACAACTTTTGCCATGCCACGTCCCAGAGTTTTCATCTGAGCGTTTGTCTTGCCGCCCTTGGCAAATTTCGTCATTGGCTGACCGGGATGCAGCTTCTTCTCGTGCTTATGCACGGCTCCAGCCATCATCTTCTTGTCCTGTTTTAAATCCGCTTTGTGCATTTCAAGCTCCTAAGTTACGCTTACCGTTACTGTACCTAATTCTACTGCCAACACTAAATTATTTGGTGTTAAAAGAGTGTCAAACCCACTTGCTCCACCAACGGGGTTGTATCCCCACTGAAAGACCCGACTACCCGCTTCTGGGTACCCAAACCCATCTTGAGTCAGGCTACTCGTCAGCGTAAGCTGTAGACCACTTTGACCAGACACTTCGTAGCTCACATCAGGGCGTGGGTCGCGTACGGCTTGCGGGTCATTGACTGGGTACATACCCAACTGCAACTGCGGCTGATCCGGATCCCAACATGATGGGCACACTTTGATATTGTATGGCTTGGTCTTAACGATCTGCGTCTTTAATTCCTTGAGCATGTACCTCTGCGAACATCTATCGCATTCAGCAATTGCATGTTTGCCTGATGCAAATTTATTAGGCATAGAACATATTTCTTGGCACAAACCTCAGTGGAGAGGTATCGCGGTCTTCTGACTGGGCTAGGTCCCACTGCTGCTCATACTCGGCCTTCAGGCCCATTACTCGCTGGGGGTCAACATTTGGCAGCTTCATGCTCAACAGATAAGCCAGCCCGGCCACTATGCAGGGGATAAAGCGGAACGGAATATCTTGCACGGTCACGCCCGTACCAGCATCCTGAATGCGGCGCATGCGGTAATACACAAACATGTACTGGTCACCAGGGGCATTAGGTGTTGGCCACACGTTAATAGCGGGTAGGTTCTGCACGGTTATGGCTGCGCCAGTAGTATGCGCTGCGGCAGTGGTGTAGTTTTGCCCACGGGCACAGTTAAGTAACTGATTGTTTACTGGGTCCACGTTGGGGTAGCTGATTGTTTCGTTATCAATCTTGATAAACCCAGCGGTAGTAAGTTTAGAAACATTTGACACCGTGATTGTGGTGGCTGTAGATGTAATAGTCCCGTTAAGGGTAGCCGTAGAGAGGTTTTCTTGGCCTGATTGGCGGTTGTACCAAACTTGAATTGGACGACCTTGCGCCAGCTTGTTTGGCAGACTCATGTAGGTTGATTCAGAAATGCCGCTGATGTTGATGTCGCTTTGGTTAGACGTAGCGTTGCTTTGGCGTATTACCATGTCTAGTAGGTTGATCGTGTCCACTGGCATGGGGTAAATAGCCTGACCCGTTACCATTGGAATCTGGCCCTGCTCTACAGTCCAGAAGTTCAAGCCACGGTTTGCCCACTCAATTGTCAACAGGTTCAAAGACCGCCGCGCTGTGCGGAAGTTATAGCCCGTGCGAAGTTCTTGACCGCAACGCTCAAACGCCTCTTCAATGAGGTCGTTCATGTCAAGGTCAAAGACTGAGGTGCCGGTGGTCTTAGCCATTATCTATACCCTGCTGTTTTCTTTGCGATGGTTTTAGGTTGTGCTACGAACTGCTTCCCTTTAGCTTTGCCAGCACGTTTTGCACGTGTTGTCGCAGCGTACTCAGAAGCGCTGAGACTTTTGATCGCAGCTTTTGGAAGGTATCGCTCACCTGTGTCAGAAGATTTTTTACCAC